GTTGAACTCAATAACTACAAGGCAGGAGTAGAGCAACCAATTGCAGTTATTAGTACTTTCTATAATTGCCAAAATTATATTGAGAGATGTATACGCAGCGTTGCAACACAAGATTACGATAATTATATTCATCTTCTTATAAATGATTGTTCTACCGACAACACATTGGGGGTAATATATCATACTTTGGAATCTCTACCAGAGGAGATTCGTGGTAAGTTTATAGTTGTTAATCATATAGAGAATCGTGGTGCAGTTAGAAATCAGATTGAAGCAATTAGGCACATCAGCAATCCAGGAGCAATAATTATGATACTGGATGGTGATGATAGCTTAATCAACGACAATACTGTATTTTCTTATTACAATAATATATATGATGGAAGTACTGAATTCACATATGGTAGCTGTTGGAGCCAAGCTGATAATATACCACTTATTAGCCAGCCATATCCAGAATCAGTAAAGCAATCTAAGAACTATAGAAACCATCACTTTAACTGGATTCTACCATATACTCATCTACGCACATTTAAACAATACCTGATTAGTGATATGGATGATGATTTGTTCAAGGATTCTGATGGAAACTGGTATAAAGCTGGTGGAGACGGTAGCGTATTTTATGCAATGATTGAAGCTGCCGATCCCAATAAAGTAAAATGCCTTCCAGACATAGTTTACAATTACAACGACACCAATCCCCTAAATGACTACAAGGTCAATTCTGGAGAACAAAATAAAAATGCACAGGAAATAGTATCCAAGATGCCACTAGTAAAAAAAAAGATTTTAATAGCAATACCAACTAATAGAAATATTGAAGCTCAAACTTTCAAAAGCATTTATGATTTAGAAATACCAGATGGTTATGAGGTGGAGTTTCAGTATTTCTGGGGGTATTCAAGATCACAGGTAAAAAATTTAATATGCGAGTGGGCAAAACAAAGAGATTACACTATTTTTTTAAGAAAACAGGTTGAAATACCTACCGCTCTCATATGTGACATTATGGCGGAAGTATCTGATGTTGTTGCAATAGATGGCTCTTTAATATTTTGCGCTAAGCAAGATGTTTTTGCTAGAATACCTTATCCACATTTTGAAAATGCAGATTCAGAAAAAATAGAGATAGATAATTTTATTTCAAAAGCGATCTCGGTTGGGGCAAGTGTTAAACGGTTGACCATCTAAAGAATTAAACGAGAAATTATTCTGATCATAAACTTTATTGCATGGACCTTTTTATGAAAACAATTTTAATAGCAGTACCAACAACACAATTTATTGAGGCACAAACATTCAAAAGCATTTACGACCTTGAAATCCCCGATGGATATCTTGTAGATTTTGTTCCTTTTGTTGATGATGACATAGAGTATGTAAGAAATCAAATTACCAATTATGCTATTCAAAACACGTGTGATTATCTATTTGCAGTTGACAGCGATATTGCTTTCCCACCGGATACATTAAAACGGTTATTATCACATAATGTTTCCATGGTTTCTGGTGTTTACATACAGAGAATTCCAGGACGCCATACAATTGAGATAATGCGTAAAAACCAATATGGTGGAGTCACTCATGTTCCATATGATGAAATTCGTGGGCAGGGTCTTGTTCCAATAGATGGCTGTGGATTTGGTTGTGTGCTTATCAAATCTGATGTTTTCAATGCAATACCATATCCACATTTTGTGTATAAGTCAGCAATTAATCATGCAAATACTATCTCAGAGGATGTATACTTCTGTAGACAAGTTCGTGATCGTGGTATTGATATTTGGGCAGATACTAATATACTTTGTGAACATATTGGATCATATACATTTAAAGTGGAATGATTACATAAATATGTAATGAAATTAATTTATATTCATGGTGCCAATGCCAGTTCAATAAGCTTTAATTATATACGAAGCCAACTGGCATATGATGATTATATAATTGATTATAACTCGCAGCATGGCTTTGCTAATAATCTTGCGAGGATCATTACAGAATTAGCCCACTTTAATGACATGTTTCTAATAGGGCATAGTCTGGGTGGTATATATGCTTTACATATTGCCAACATTTTACCCAAACAGGTTATTGGTGCAGTAACATTAAGCACCCCATATGGTGGAAGTGAAGTTGCTGATTTTGTAAAGTATTTGGTTCCATGTTCCAGATTATTTCGGGATATTGGACCAAATAGTGATCCTATCAGATCGGCAAAAGAGTTACCGCTAATTCATCCTTGGTGCAATGTTGTAACGACTTCTGGTAATTCAGCGTGGATACCATTAAAAAATGATGGTGTGGTTACACTTGCTAGTATGCGGGCAAGACCAGACATGACAACTGTAGAAATAGAAACTAATCACTACGAAGTGGTATTGGCTACAGGAACCATAAATATAATCAGGGACCGATTATCATGAAAATATATGAACTTTTATCAGAAGCGCCACTGATTGATTATGAACCACTGGGGGACTTTGAAAAACACGGAGCTTTTAAACAACCAGTAGATCGTAAGCTGGTAACGCATCCAGTTAATATTGAAAAAGTATATAGATTTTTTGAACAGACTCCATATAATTTCAGAATCTTTCCAGTTAATTTTAAAGGTCTCTCTAAATTTCAAGAGACTGGTACAAAATCCCCAGAAGAAATAAAAAATATATTTGGCAAAGAATCAGAAAAGATTCTTACGGGGCATGAGAATGCAATTACTATCGTGTATATCGGTAATGCAGGTGCTGAAAGAGTAATGCTAACTCCCTGGATGATGGCACATAGATTTGGCCATTCAATCCAGGCAAGCAGGCGCGCTGGTACTTCTGGTAATGCGTGGGAATATGCTGAATCATATTTTTTCAGAAGTGTAAATGAAATGCTAGAAATGATGTATGACAAAAAAGCTAGCAGTACTTATTCAAGATCACAAGTTAAATGGGACATGGCCCCAGAGTACAATGCACTATTCAACGCAATTGGCACCCAAAAGAGTAGCAGAAGTGGTCAGATAAAACGTCCATATGAATTTCTGTATGAGTTATTTGCTCAATATCTTCAATCAGGCGTTGTCACACTTGGGCCACTGCCCATAAGCTTGGCCTATGGTAGAAAAGCCTGGGGTAGACCAACAAAATACATGAGTATACAGCCAGAATACCGAGATGATAAATTGATGCGTCAACAAGAATCTGACCGATTAGCAGCAGTGTTATCATCAATGTTTGAAAAAGTGTTGAAGGATAGCGTCGGTAAAATATATTTAATGTAAAGAATACTATCATGAGAGCACGTGAATTTATAAATGAAGTAAAGATTGATAATAAGAATGGATGGGGTTCAGTGCCATTTAATGCTGACATTGATTATTTTGGGTTACGTGTTTTAATGAAACCCAGTATATTTCTAAAGTTAGCTGCACCAATACTTGAACCAACTAGTAAAGAGGATATAAAAAATCATCTATCTACAGGTGGTAGTATAGGAGCACCGTTTTTAAATATAAAGATTCCCCAAGAATGGGATAGTGGAGATTTTAGTAAACCAGCAGCAGTGCGTAACCACGAAGGTAGAAATCGCATGTTAGCTATACTAGAATTGGAAGGAGACAACCCGGTTGAAGTTCATTTGATCCCAACTGGTGGATTGCGTCACAGGGATATGACCCCATCAGTAATAAAATCTTTGAACTCAATATTATATCCGGAAGGATTATCATTTAAGACAATACGTGGGCCATATTTTTCAGTGGTTGGTGCGCTAGATGAAGATTGGAAGCAAAAAGCTGCGGCTGGTGCATTAGGCGCTGCACTGGCTCTTGGTACTACTAATCTTAGACAAAATCCAGAATTTATACCAGAACCAGTTAAACAGGTACAAAAAGCAGTAGCAAAGGTAATACCAAATAAGGATTATCTTGCAGGATTTTTAGAGCAAGCAGGTATTACTGGAACTGAGTTTATGGCTTTTATGTCTCAGGCCGCACACGAAACTCAGAATTTCACACACATGGTTGAACTTGGAACTGAAGCTGGTATTGCCAAAAAATATGATCCACAATTTAATCCACGTAAGGCTAAAATTCTAGGAAATACTCAAATAGGTGATGGATTTAAGTACCGTGGTCGTGGATTCTTACATCTGACTGGGCGTGATAACTATAGCAGAGCAGGAAAAGCACTAGGACTACCACTGGAAGAAAATCCCGATATGGTATTACAGCAAGATGTTGGTGCAAAAGTGGCGTTATGGTATTGGAATAACAG